TCAAGAGGCGTCCTGCTCCGAGGTAATAGGGTAGATAGCATCAAAGGCCGTTCGCTTCCCACAGAGCTTCCCATCAAGCAATGTGATGCCTTTGACGTTATCTGCGTCATCTCCTGCTAGCATTTGCCACCAGAAGAACTTAGTGCCATGCGCTCGTACCGGCATAGCCTGAGTGTCATCCCACTTAATCCAGCCGAAGGGGTTATCCAAGGCAGGCCACACGGTTCCGGTCGGGATATCGAATCGGGCCATAGGGCTGAGCCAGGAGTCCTTGTCCTGGGACATAAGGATTCCCCGGTCCCCGAAGCTGTACGAATCCATTATGAACAGGTCATCGGCCTCGAAGTAGTCACTGCTGACTATCTGTATACCCTGCTCAGAATACTGGTCTGGATTCTCAATCAGGTGCCGCTTCAACGGCGCTTTAAGTGGTAGCTCCTGGCGGTTAGCGCGCTGTCCCTGGTAGGGCTTGGCCGTAGGCAGGTGCCAGCGCAAGCACTTAGCACATCCTGCTGGCGTCAGATACGCCACTGCCTCGGAGCAGCCGACTAGGAACATGTCCTCCAGCACCAGCTGATAGAAGCGACGTATCGCGGTGTCCAGACGTTTCACCGTAGCGGCGGCTTTGTACACGCAAAAGTCCGCATCATACAGCAGAATCTTCCCAGAGTTCTGCGGAGCTAACTGCGCCTCAAGCTGGGATAAGTCAACCCCGTTGATAATCATTAGCGCCCCGTAATGTCGTGGGCCTTCTTATCAGCCCACTCAGCCCAACGTTCTGCCCACTTTGCCTTGCTCAGCTTATCGCCAAGGTATACCAGGCCCGCCAGTGGAAGCAGGGGAAACATTAACGCTATAAAAATTGCGCGGGATACGTACAGCATACTCAAGCCTCCAACTCAGACAGCACCAGCACGGTGCCAAGCATGTCCCCGATTACTTCCGGAGTACGCAGGCTCTGGTCTACGTCATAGATACAGGAACCAATCTCTGCTAAGCCAATACTGAGGGTGCCTACAACGCGGATAAGCACCAGGTCATCTCCTCGTAGCTTATCGGCATGCGCCGCCAGGTCGTTGTTCTCCTTGAAGGCGGTAGCAGTTAGCTCCAGGTCCATGCCGTATAGGGCCGCCAGCTTGTCTAGAGCGTCGTATACAGCGCCTAGCTGGTCGCCGTTGTCGAAACCCTGAACGACACTACAGTTCACGTAACCTACAGCCAGAACCAGTTTCTTGTATGCGTCTAGTACTTTGTCCATTATTCGAACCCTTTCAGTTTGTGTTTTGAAATGAAATTGTGGGCTTTGGTCTCAGTGGCCGTAGCCTCTGCGCCCAGGGCGTATGCACGGCGTCGGGACTTGGCGCACTGGCGAGTCAGGTGATAGCGGTGCGCGCTAACCTCGTTGCCCAGAAGGCCCACCCTGTGTGCGTGTAAGTTAGCCGCCCAGTGCCAGTCGTTAGCTCGCTTCTGCAAACGCTGTGCGCGTAGAAGCAGAAACACGACGTACTGCTCTTTTACCCACGTGATAATGTTCATAGGCTTCCTCTAAGGCCCCTGGGCGGGGCCGTATTAGTTTAGGTTATGGTGGATTAGGCTTGAGGTGCAGCAGGCGCTGCTGGCGCTACAGGAGCCGCGGGAGCCACTGGCGCAACCGGGGCTGCTGGTGCTGCTGGTGCTGCCGGAGCAGCAACTGCCGCTGGGGTAGCAGGAGCAGCAGGTGCCTGCATAGCTGCCGGACTCGGAACAGAGCCAGCGTTCAGCATAATATCCAGAGCACTGCCCGGGAAGTCTACGGCCTTGTACATATCCTCCTGAATCCAGTTCTTGCTCTTACCATCGTCCTTGGTCCCCTCAATATATAAGCTATCCCAGGTTTCCTTGGTCGGGTTGTTCCACAGGAACAGCTTAATCTCGGAAGCATCCAGAGCCGGCATCTTAATAGGCTCACCGGTGTTCGGGTCGAACTTAGGAATTGGACGGATACCAGACAGGTCCACGATGTTAGACTTTTTACCCGAGGCACTGGTGTGCTCATCAATCGGGAAGGTGAAGGCCTGGCCCAGACGCTGTGCCGCATGCTTAATGCTATTGTCGTAGTTGAGCTTGTCGAAGAACTTCTTGAAGCCTGCGCGCTCAAAGTTACTGATAGCCATCGGGAACGGGCGGATACGCTTCACTTCGCCGTTGGGGCCGAACACTACAATGCCGATGCGTACGTTAGCCACTGCAGGCTTACCGGTAGGCTTACCACCCTTAGTCGGCAGGCGCTTACCGATTTCCACATACTCGGTGAAGTAGCCGTAGTATTCACCCTTCGGCAGCAGCACATCCTCATACGCCCCACCCTGCGCAGTCTCACGCATGTCCACGTCCTGAGACTCAATTGCTGCGTCTACCAGTGCATTCAGAGAAGCCAGTACATTCATAGTCATATAATTACGTCCTCGTTTATTTCAAATGATATTTACGTGCAGATGCAGGGCTCACTAGCTGCGACCAGTCCATCTTCCGGAATCGTCAAGTAGCATGGGGATGATTTGTGGGCACCCATCTGTAATCACCATGCACCCCAGAATCGGCTTGCTTCTTGACAGCTTTCCGTAAGCAAATGCCAGACTCTTGTTGTCGATTAAACAACCGCAGTGCGCACCAAAGTACAGGGCAGTGCTGCTCGCCGCATACTGTATATCTAACTTCCCATGGAAGTGTCCGATTACCATGGACTTACGTTCATGAGCCGCGTTGAGCAGCAGGTCCCCAGATACCTGGTGCTGGAAGCGTACAACACCCAGCGGCGTCCCCAAATCCCAAGCATCACCCCAACTCCACCCCGGCGCGCCGTGCTCCGGGAACAGGATGTCCCGGTACTTCTTAATGAACTGTACAGGGAGTCCGTGAGCCTTGGCCCGGCGGTATACAAGGGAGCCGTGATTAGAGTCGCACAGGAGCATGTTAGGAAACAGGTCGTGCAGTTTCTCCAGGCCGAGCTTGGCCTTCTCTAATTCCACCCCAGCGCTGTCCAACTCCGGGCTGCTATCGTGGAAGCTAATAGCGTGCCCGTCTGTCTCATCCCCTATCTGCACTACAATGTCCGGGCAGTACTCGTCCCGTACAGTGCGCAGAAAGTCGTACGCGTCCGGATGTGTGTACGGCTCGTGCAGGTCCCCGATAACGAGAATACGTCGACAGGTTTCCGGTACAAACGTATCCCCAATGTCATCCGTTGGGGAGGGCTGGATTAGTTTTCGGGCTTGCATCAGGGCGTTGTTAGCCTTTGCCTTACTCCCCTTGTTGTCCATGAAGATGCTGCGCCAGTAGCGTACAAGTTGGCGGGATACGGGATATTTACCGTTCGTCATATCCGTATAGGCTGCAGCGGCCTCTGCGTTGTCTTTGTAATAACTCAGCACCTCCTCGTGCTGCTCTTTGGTGAATAGTTTAATCAAACTAATTTTAGCCAAGGTTGCCTCTCTTGTGTTGTTCCTACTCGTATCACATTAATTCTCTGGGAATCACAGAATCAAGCCGGAGTCAACAAATAATTTTATTTAATTATTTAGTTGACCCCCAGCCCATTTATGTGCTACCCTAACACCCTACACCACCCAAGGGTCCACCTATCACTACTCCACGATAAGCTTATACTCCCCCGGGAAGAAGGTAATACCATCCCCCGGTCTACTTACTACTAGTCCAGGGTAACTTAGTTCTATCTCCCCAGTAACCGGGTCGAAGAATATAACCGTGTGCCTTGTACCTGGGGTGAAGTATGCTGCATACCTAGGGTCTATCGGCTCAGGTCCCAGGTCCATCAACTCCACAACACTGCCAGACTTTATACTCATTCTACCTTCTCCTTCCAACGTCCAGTTTTACTACACCGCTGTGGGTGCTGCTTGTTCTGTGCCTGCTCGCTCAGTGTGGCTAAGCGAAGATTGCTCAGTCTGTTGTCACTTCTCACCCTATTAATATGGTCTACTGTATACCCCTCCGGAATGTCTCCGTAGTGCATCTCCCACACTATCCGGTGCTGCAGGTACGTACGCCCCATCAAGTTCACTATCGGATAGCCATAATGGTGCTTCCGGCAGCCTGCCAGTTTTCCAGGTTGGTTGGGTCCAGTGCCGGTAGCACTGGTGCATTTGTTCCAATACAACGCCCCAGACTCGGCGTCGTAGTGGAACCACTCATGCCAATCCAGCATAATATTCCTCCACTGTAGGTGTATGCTCCTTGGCGTACATACTAGCCCCATGCTCACACTCTGCCGGGAATGGCACCTCGCCAATTATTCCGTAGTTGGGCCATAGTTGATGTATGCGCTTAGGTGCGTCTTCCATGCACTTCTTGACTAGATTACCAGCAAGTACCGCGGTCTCTTCGTCTGCGCTGTCTAAGTAGAGCGCATCGTGTACGTTAGTCACTAAACATGCTTTCCCATTGAACCAGTCATTAGCAATAAACGCACGCAGGACCATACCGGCTGCTACGCACATTAAGAAGAAGGCTTCTCCTTGGCACCAGAAATTTGCCATCTCAGTTTCCTTGTAGTTCATTACCTTCTGCTTACGCTGCCCGGGCACAACTTCCTTCCACTGCTCTTTCTGACGGAAGCTGTAGCGGGCACCGGCTGGGCTGGTCCACGTCCCAATGCGGTAGATTCGGTAGCTGCCGTCGTCAGCCTGCTCCCGGTACATGCGCCCCTCCGCACCGGTACGTTCTACCTCTTCCTTGACAACAGCGCGGAATCCGATGGTGTCTGGAAACAGCTTCGCCTCGTTATCCAGGAACGACTGCGCATACTCCACTGTACAGCCTGTAGCAAACGCAATCCCTTTAGCCGTAGCCCCGTACTGTGCAGCAAAGCTCGGAGGCTTAATGTCCGTACGCTGCTGCTTCCAGTACTTATAGTCCGGCCCATCGGCGTTGTGGCAGAGGTCGTACGTCTCTTCGTAGGTCTTGCCCTCCTTGAACGCTAAGCGGTAGCAGTGCATATCTGTACCATTCTGCAGCAGGCTCAGCAGCTTCCTGTCTCCGGTGTGCACACAGGACATAACCACCTCAAGAGCAGAGTAGTCAACCTCTGTGATACGGCCTTCGGCTCCATACCGGCTTGTAAACATTTGTTTAACTCGGCTAGTTCCGTCTCTAGGAAGATTCTGGAGGTTGGGGTTAGAGCCAGAGAGTCTACCAGTGACTGTACTGCATGTATTGAGCCGGTGGTGGATAATACCGCTTCCATCAGGGGATTGGGGGATAACGTATTGCAACATCCCGGACAGCTTCTTAACTGACCCATCTTCGTTGTACTCCGTTCGCAGGTAGTAGGTTCCTGTGTCCTTCTCCAGAGCGCCCAGCTCGTTCACCAATCGGCAGAACTCGAACCCTTGGCGGGCCAGCGCCTCCATTGCGTCGGTGCTGGTGCTGTATACTGGCGTGCCGTCCTGCAGGGTGCGCGCCTGTCGGAACTCCCCGCGCTCTGCGTACTTCTCCCGGATAACTTCCGGAAGCTCCTGGATGTTCACTAGGCCCGGGCAGAAGTAAAGGTCGTCTTCCCATTTAAGTTTCTCTTCCTCGGTATCGAGGCGGAATACTTTAGGGAGCCCCTTGTTCTTACCCGCACGATATGTCACTACACGCCAGCACCCGCCTTCTGTTTGCAGTGCTTGCATGTGCGTGTCGTGTACCGGTATATAAGTGTGTGCACCCTCTGCGTCCTCATACCTATAATAGTCTGCCTTGACATACTGCGGAGGGTCATATGGCACCTTCTTGCGGTACTTGATAGGTCCGCCGTACACCAGTGCTGACATATGGAAGTCCGAACCAAAGTTGAAATCTAGAGTATCCGGCAAGTCCTTCGGGGTGTACTGCTGCAGCTCCTGCTTAATCTCGCGGATGCGCTGCTCCTGCTCCTCTTGGTTCTTGCGAGCAATCGGCCTGTTCACGAACAGGCCGAACCATTGACAATAGCTCCAAGCTAGTGCTGCCTCCATTCGTTCATAGACATACTGCATCTGATTGCGTTGGGCGAATAGGGCGCATTGTCCGTAGAAGCACAGCCCGGTATTTAGCACGTCGCCGTTGACGAGGTAATCGTGAAGTAGGTGCGGATCAATTTCAGAAGTACGCTTCCCTTGCTCCCATAGTATCTTCACACCATCAACTTTGTGCTGGCCACCCCATTTTGGGGCGGTCTCATCTAGCCCGGGATACATCTCCTGGAAATCTGAGGCTATGTACTGCCCGTGCTGCGTACAGTATACCCGGCCGCCACGCTTTAAGAAGTCCTCGAAATGTTTCCGCTGGTAGGATAAGAACCAGGACACCTCGAAGCTGCTGTTGTGCGCGACTATCATAGTGCAGTGTTCCGGTATGGAAAACCACCTGTGTGGGCCTGCGTTGTCTTCTAGGAACTCGGCCTTGCTGTTGAAGCGGATACTGAATACGTCACCCATATGCAACTGCCCGGCGTCATCTACTGTGTCTATGCGATATGCGCTTTCTACAACGTAGTTATCGGGACAGTACGGGGATGCCACGTTGCCGTAATACTCAAAGTTCTCGACCTCTAAATCCACTATCATAATCTGGTACATACTAAACCTCTAAATATCCTAGAGAATTGGCTGCTGCTATCCAGCGCGAATCATTTACGGAAAGTACCTGCAGACGCAGCGTACGCCTTGATTACCCCATCATCGAGATAGTTAATGTCTGACGGTTTAAGCATAATAGCCTCCTATTGTACCTACATAGCGCCCTCCTAGAAGGCGCTAGGGAAGTCACCGGTTAATCTGGCCTTCGTCGAAGCGGCACCGTCCCGGCTCGAACCCAACCTCGAATTGCAGGAGCGACTCTTTACCAGATAGTGCCATCTTGTTCTTGGGCGTACTGATACCGCGGACGTTTTGCATATGCGGCTGCTCGTTTCTGTCCAAGCACCCCATCATAATCGCCAAGTCCAAGGCGCCCTGTACACCGATCTTGCTCTGCTTCATAGCGGTGAGTGGCGGGAACAGCATGTTGTAACCTTCGAGTGAAAGCTGCATAGTCCCTACAATAGCGCAATCGTTCTCGCACCCAAGGATACGCAGCTCCTGCCAACGTGCTTCTAGGTTCTGGTGCTCGGTCTCCATAGTACCGCCACGGATGTTCGCCACCATGTCGATGATGATTACCGCGGGGCGCATCTCCTCCATGAGCGTGGATATCTGGGCCATCGTCAAGGAGTGCGCAGCCTTAACGCGAATCCGGTCGGCCCTGCCTACTTTCTTGAGGTAGGCTGGCACGAACTCTTGCTTACTGTGCCGGTCCTTAATCTCAGCCAGAGTCCAGTGCAGCGCCGCTTGATATACCCGTGGCACTGTGCGCGTCGCCGGACCCTCGTTAACCAGCCAGAGGATAGGGCGGTCCCCGTACACTTCCGGCTGCTGCTGCATTTGCTCAGCAAAGTCCACAGCAATAGCCGCAAGCAGACTAGTTTTACCAGAGTCCACAGGAGCAGCCACTGCGATGCAGTCCCCGCCACGTAGACCTCGGATGTTGCTAGCGAGTTGCTCGAACACGCCCAGTTTAAGACCGCCGCCCTCGTCGGTCGCGGCAAGTATTTCGTCAACACTCCCGCTCTCCCATTCAAGCAGCGACTCGTGCACTGCAGCACCGTCGCCGTATTTGCGCTGCAGGTGCTTCATCTCCAGGAGGTAATCAATCTCCTCTCCGTCTTGGTAGCGCTGCGTCAGCGCCGCCACCTCCCCGCTGTAGGCCAGCTCATTCAGGGTCTGGACAATCCCAACCACAGAATCCTGCGGCACGGCTTGTACTCCCCGCATAAGCTCGTCCATGATTACCCGCTCTTCCCGGGACAGGTGCCCCGCTCGGAGGTTGAGCATGCTCTGCATCGCGTCCCACTGCACCTCCTGGTGCTCGGGGTACGTATTCCAGTACAGCCCCACCCAATCCAGAAGGTTTGATGTATCCGGCGCAAGCATAGATTTGGGTATCTGTTCTCGCAGTCGGTTCCAAACCTTCTGCGTGCACATCGCGCGCACAACTATTAAATCCATACTCACCCACCTCTAGTGTAGTTGTTGAGCCAGTTATTTATACACGAGCGAGATACTCCCAGTCTCTTGGCTAGGGCGTATTGGTTGTACTCTTTGCTGCGCTTTACGTACACGACACGTACCCACTGTATCAAGTCTTCTGAAACAGTAGCCTTGTAATGTCCTGTACCACTAGAAACCCGGCCCCTCTTTCTGGCGTCTTCTATATTGTCGAGTTGGGTGCCAAGTTCTAAGTGGTCCGGGTTTATGCAGCGAGGGTTGTCACACTTATGCCTGACGACCTTTCCACTTATAGCTTCCAACGGGACGCCTAATTTATTAGCCATCACAACCCTGCGTTTCAGTGCCGTACGTTTCCTGTTTCCAGGCCACGAGGTTACACCGTACCCACTATGGTTGCCCTTTCTTCCGTGGTCTATGCACTCACCTATTAAATCCATAGATATACCTTATCGGTGGGAATCGAGAAGCTTATAAGATGAAATAACCTCAAAGCTACGGTCGCTATCAACCAAGCCCATTAACTCTGCAGCAATTTTAGCTTCTCCCTCAGAGCTAAACACCTGTAAAACCTCAGCCGCCCTGTAGCGGGACTCGTCCTGCTCTTGGTCAAAGTAATACTCTACTACGCAGACACACCATCTCAGCATAAAGCCTCCAGAATCTCTTTGATTTCTGCGCCCTTCGGGTCCGCAGAGAAGTAATGCTCACGGCACTGCATGAACGGGCGCAATGCACGGCGCGCTGCCGCTACCCCAGCGTGCCCTGCCGGGTCATTGTCCAGCATCAGAATCACTTCCGGGCGATTCTGAATCAGCCAAGCCCTCAGCGGCGTGGGCAAGCGTGTACCCAGCATAGCTATAGCCTGCACGTTCAACGCACTGTAGCTCGTAACTGCGTGCTGTATCTTCCTCGCTGAGAGAAAGTCCTCGGTGAGCACGACCTTTAGAGGTGCGGCCGCAGCTACAGCCGGTGCTACGGCAGGTGCCGCGACAGCAAATGGTATTGGTTGGCCGTACATTACCCACTTCGGTTGCTGTCGGGCATGCGCTGCACGGCCCAGAGCAGCGCTTCCGACACGGAAGATTATCCGCTGTTTCCCTTTGCTCCATTCTGCATCCTCCACCATTTCAGGCATGATTCCCTTTGTGGTCAGGAATCCGTAAATAAAACTCTGCGTTTCCGCAGGCGCTTGGCTAATACAAATTGCATCTGCAGGTGCAGAGGGCTGCACCCTCGGCTCTTCCTGTAACTGTATGCGCTGGTACTGCTTATGCTCGGTAACCGTCTTGTGACACCTAAAGCAATACATACTCCAAGCATCAGGTTTATTGTAGATACAAGCAGCGGACGTCTTTCCGCAGCATCTGAACCTACTGGATTGCCCTATAGCTAGGCGCTTGCAGGCTCTAAGCCACGGCTCGTCCATACATCAAACCCCTCGTGCATTTGTTGGGAAGCCTTTACATAAGCCGCGTGAGCCTCCGCTTCCGAACGGTAAGAGCCTAAGTACTTATGCATAGTCAACCCTCCACAATATTATCATAACCTCCCCAGTCCTGTATTACTCTAGTACCTACGTCTATCAACTCATCACGGAATCCGTAATCGGAGAACACCATTATGTACTCCGCCGCCCTTGCTGGATTCTCCTGCACCCAGCTAACTAGTTGCCGTTTAGACAGTTGCGACACTACACGGAACGCGGCCAGTAGTTGCGGGTCCTCGTCCGGCGGTATGTCCCATGGCTGCCGTAAACTGGGCGTTGATGCAGAGAGCCATTGGTCTGGCTCTACTACCTTCGGGTCCCGCTTAATAGGGAGGTGTGAGAACGTACCGTCTTGCAGTACCCGCTCAAGCACTTGACCGAGGATGTTCAGGTCCAGCACCTCATCCGGTGTGTGTTCGTGTATGTACCCTACGCCGACGTTGGTGCACTCAGGGATGATGCCAACGAACTCAGCCGAGTCAGTATATACCCCCTTCTGTAAGTGCTGCTCCGTGCGTCCCAGGCGTTCTGCCAGGGTTTTGGCAAAGGTATCAGAGCAGCAACGCATATACCGTTGATGCGTGATGATACCGTCGCCGCGCCGGTCAAAGCTAATCATTGCCTTGACCCCAGTCCAAAACCCAGTGTCATCCTTGACCGATGCAGCGCTGCCTTCGCAGCCAACCTCTTCATCCACGAAGAAGCAGTAGCGTCCGTGCACACCCCGCCGCAGCATCTCCAGCATCAGGTAGATACCTGCGCCGCAGTCCGCCCCTAAGCAGTCAGCCTGCTGCGGATTCTTTATGAACAGTACGCCTTTGTTAGTGCAACCAACATCTGGGGCAGCACTACCGGGGCGTGCCACCGTGTCGAGGTGCGACGTAAACGCCACGTCGCTTTGCTCTGAGTCCCCCACCAGCACGAAGTAGTTCCCGTGCTTGTCCTTTACGTAGCACATATCACTGCCAAGCGCCCATTCGAGCAGCGGCTCGAACCACTTGGTACTTGCCCAGCTAGGCCGGTGCGTTTGCAGTATCTGCAAGAGCAGCTGCATATCAATCCCGTGCGGATTCAAGAACATTAAGCTGCCTCCTCTACTTCTTCTTCGTCGTCGTTGCCCAGGTACTTCTCTCCCAAACAATCGGCTGCATGCTCAGTGAGAATTAACCCGTGCACTGGGTGCTCTTCTGCATGCTCAATAAGCACCTGCCGGCCCTGTACATACACTAGTTCTTCCTGGTCGTGCACTACACCCTCTACTGCGCAGTACTCAATGTCCTCGTCGTATACGTAAGCATCGTGGTAATCAGACCAGGTGCAGTTCCAGCGACTATACAGCCCTTCTCGGCCAACTGCATATACAAAGTCCCCCTCTTCGACGCAGCCGTCACAGGCCATATCCCCATCTGCGGTCTTCTGCATGTCATCGACGGGGTAGCGCTCTTCGCAGCAGCAACACCGGGCAGTTTCTGTGCCCACGTAGATGTATCCGTCGGAATCCTGCGCCTCATAACCATAGTCATCACGAATTACAAAGGCGTCACTCCCTTCTTCATCTACGCCGCACTGGTCGCTATCGAGATAGGGCATCAGCACTGCACCAATGTTACTTGGGTGTGGTATACGCGCCAGCATTACCCCTTCGAGACACCCCGTGTTTCTGGTGTACCCATGCCCACGCAGGATTGCATCCGCAGCGTTGCCATAAGCACGGACGTACTCGTTAGTTTCGGTGTTAACGATTGCTCGTGCCTGTACTTCGAAGTCGTCGCCGAACAGTTCCCCGGTGTACTGGATGAACAGGCGCAGCCCATTATCCGGCAGCCCGTGGCTGGTGGTGGCATACGTCCGCACAGGGCTACACTCAAAGGGGTAGTCGCTCATGCAGCTACTTGGGCCGCTCTCATATGCGTCATACCATTCCTGCTCGGTCTTGCACAGGTACGTTGTAGGGTCTACGTTCATAGCCTTGAGGTCTTCGATAGCATCGCGGAAGTCTACGCCATTGCCGTAGTAGTTAGCGAGCCACTTACCTATGCGCATCTCCACGCAGCGGTACTCAGTAACTGCGGCGAAGTCCTTGTGCATCCGCGGCTGCCCCAGCATCACGATAGGTTCGCCGTTGCGGAAACCAAAGCCCAAAGGCACAGCAAATCTAGACACTACGAAACCGTGCAACTTCATAAGCAGCGCCGCGGCGTGCGCGTCTCGGATGTGGCTGCCGTAATCGTACCCAGTATACACCCGGCGCTGGTTATCGTCTGGTGCAAGCATAATGCGTTCGAATAACTGCAGGGCTTGCTTGTGCACCTTGTAGCCGGTGAATGCTTCGACGCTAGCAAGTACACGCTCAACCACTACACCTCCGCCCTCATAGAAGTCGCGGCGACGTTCCCAGAACTTGTTGTCGATAGTGATCCGCGCCGGGGTAAGCAGTTCGTAGAAAGTTCCGGAATTATACAAGTCCACCCGTTGCAACGGCCCGGCAGCCTTGTACATGTCACGATATTTCGGATGAAGTGCTCCGCCTATAGTGACCCCTAAGCCCGGGGTGTTTGCGCTGACTTTGAGGAGGCCCATAAGAGCCTGCAGTGCGCCCTCAGTGTGTGGGCGGTCATAACCTTGCATTTTCAAGTCCTGGAACGGGGTCCAGTAATCACCGCTGGAATACATTGATTCTTTAATCGGCAGTGCGTTTGCACCTTCCGGTAACACTACTTTCCATTCGATAGGTGCTGTGTTAGTTTCTTGCATTTTCATTTGCTCCCGAGTTAATAGAACTTCGTCATGCACTAAGAGTTCAGCGTGTGTACCACGCGGAGAGTTGTCTCTGCTTGTAGTAGGCACGGATCGCGGCTCTAAATTGCTTAAAAGCTCCGCGGTATCCATTCCGCCGTAGTGCTGCAACCACATCGAATGCAATGTGCTCTTGCAGCTTCTGCGCGGCAGACTCAGTGTACTCTCGATAGGTTGTGAGAACAGTGCCAATACCCGCTTTTCTAACTCGGAGTAATCGACGCTCAACTGGCACGATTTGCTTGAGTTCATTAGGAACCTCTTTGAATGTTTCCCAAGTGCAGCCGCACTTGCCCTGCGTTTCCAGCAGACGCCAGCACAGCAGCGCTGTTTCGTCTACTGTTAGCATGCCTTGTCCTTGAACACTGCGTTGCGGGCCACTAGTACGCTGCTGCCTAGCGCTATCACCCCGCCAACTGTGTGACTGGAAGCCAACCACTTATTGCCCTTCTCAGCATAGAATTCTGCGCTGGCGTGCAGTGGGCTGCACAGCGGCACTCGGTACAGCAACCCGCTTGGCCGCTTGTATACATCATACATACTTTGCTTGCTCATACAACGCCCCGCACATTAAACCGTAAGCAGTAGCCGCGCAGGGTCATACCCAGGCGCTTTGCTTGTTTCTCATAGTGCTGGCGCAGCGCTGCCTTCGCGTTGTACTCCCGCACCAGCCCGTCGACTGTTGGTTGCTGCTTACGCATCAGCAGCGTCTCAGGATTCTTTCCGTGCATTCTCCACCTCAAATTTCGTTGTTACTCTTACCGTCCACCGCGAGAGTCGCAGCGGCGTCCGGGTACTGCTCCTGCACCGCCGCAAGGATGCTATAGGCTGTAATTAGTAAACTCTTCACTTCTTGCTAACGAACGGGATAATGAACAGTAATCGAAGAATCGGGCCGACAAGAAAGAATGCGCCAACTACTGCTAAGAATGTCATCATACTAACCCCCTAATTGTGAATTTACAGTGTACCAGCCCTTGGGCTCTTTGCTGCTACCCTTAGTCTTGGTCTTGCCACGCACCGTGGTGCTGAACGTGGCGGATTGCTTGGTCTGCGTATACCCTGCGCGGTTCAGTGCATCCCGGCGCCTTCTCAACTCTGAGCCTGACAGCTTCCCCAGCCCCTCGAATTGTTGTTTCAACTTATCTCTGTACTTCATGTTCCCGCCTTTATGTGCCCCTTCAGTCGGGCAAGCTCGGTGCGCATACTAACTAACGCCGTTACCTGATTAGGGGTGAGACTCTGCAACGCAGAGAAGTGTTCTATTGTACTTTCCAGTACCGAAATGCGCCACCTCCACGCGGTTGCGTTTTGTCTGCGCCACCTATAACCAGCGTCTATCAGTCTGCTCACAGTTGCTCCTGTATAACACTCAGCTAAGCACGGTTGCTTAGGTCAGTGTTATCGGTTGGCGGGTTACTGATTCTAGTCAGCACCTGTACAACCGCGTTGATTCAGCCTCTTCGTGGTTTCCCCCGGCCCCCCAGTCGCTCTGGGCTTGATGATTTCGTTTTCAGGGCACAACCATCTAAGCGCACCCGCCGTTTGTCGTCTCAGCTCTTGACGTTGCATCTTCACTACTACTGATTATCTAGGTTGTGGTGGTCACTGCACCGCCAAGGCACTGCACCTCCCCGCAAACCAGCTTACTGCTTACAACTGTTTACTACTATGCGCCTGTCAGGTAGTACGCTTCCCTTACTGCTGAGGCTCAATCTAGCTTATGTTCTTCGCGGCGTCAACTCTTTTTATCGAGTGTCTAACCCTTCACACTATCTAGCTTTAGCCTAGCTGAGTCTCCCGACTCTGCCCCGGTCAGCCTAGCTAGTCGCTAGTGCCTCCCGGTGATTGAACTATAGCCCCATCGAACCAAAAGAAGCAAGTACTTTTGCAAATATTTATCTCTAAGAGCAAAAAGGGTAAGCAGGGCAAATACTTATATAAGCACGTAGATAAGCACTTAGAACCTTACTAGGGATAGCCGCTAGGGATAGCACTGTGCTGGCACCAGCAGTGGCTACAGCTAGCCAATGCTAACCAGTACGAACCAATACTACAAAGTGTTGGGTAGACTCATAGCCAGCGACCATACAGCGTAAGCTGTGGGAGCGGTTAAGCTATGAGGCTAGTTAATGGGTAGGTAATGCTTCCCTCCCTACGGTCGGTCATACAGGGCATTACTAGTAGGTACTAGTGCCTACTAGTGAGTACTAGTGAGTAGTAGTGTATATAGTGTCCCTAAACCCCTCCTACTCCGGTAACTTCATTTCGTACTAGCTTTCGAATGAAAGTAAGAGCAAAGGGACAGCTCTAGGGATAGTGCCGAGTGTGGAAGTGCGCCCTAGTGGGGGCGCGCAGCGTAGCATAGAATCCACGCAATGTAAAGCACTAAGGATAGCCAGTGGATAGCCTAGTGCGTACTAGGGATAGCACAGGCAGGCACAAAATAAGCACTGCGAGCGCACTGGGTGGCCCACTACTGGCCCACTAGGTTCCACACTGGACAGGCACTAGAGGCCCGCAATGGACGCACAAAATAAGCAAGGCAGGGCGCACCCTTATGGCCCACAGGGAGCGCACAGGGATAGCCCTAGTGCCCCGTAGAGCGCACAGGGGCCACTCAGTGCCACGCACAGGCCAAGCCGTGGGGCAGCACTAGCGATAGCCCCAGCGCAGCGCAGGGAGCCACTGAGGCCCTCTGAGGCTTCCGCTATAGCCACGGTCTTAGCTGCCGTGGCGCTCCACACCTCAGAGAGCGCCCTAGGGCCGTCTAGACGTCTAGGCACCCACCCCCACCCCTCCTTTTATGCGCTAGGCACCCCCTATGGGGGCAATTGGCGTCGTTGAGGGTGAGGGAGGCTCAAGGGCGAGTATAATAATTTTTGGTTTCAGATATACACCTGCCCCGGGGTGAAGGCCTTGTGTTGCCCTTGACGTTTCTCTAGTACCCACTTGCAGATAACTTCGTAGGAGCTGTGCTTCTTCATGTAACGCTTACCGTCCTTCCAGAACTCCCCGCGCCAGCAGGTGCCAGTGTAGTATACACCCCTAGGATGTTCCCGCTTAGACCTGCGTGCGTTACAGTTGTTTTCGCTAACCGTAGCTAAGCGCAGGTTCTCTAATCTGTTGTCACCGGGGTTTTGGTTGATGTGGTCCACCACATATCCGTCTGGAATAGGCCCGTTGTGTAGTTCCCAGATGAGGCGGTGTGCCTGTATCTTTCTACCAGATACCTGTACCACCCAGTAGCCGCGAGTGTTGCGGGTACCCGCTGGAGCACCGGCGCGCCTACCCTTGAGCCACACCAAGCAGCTAGGGGATGTTGTGTCATATTTGATGTTCATAGACATATCCTCATTTTAAAGTCTAATAAATTTCAGGTCCAGGTATAGACGTGCACCCCAAGTAGTGCCCCGGGATACCATAGAGATACCCCAGGGAGCTACTTAGAGATACACCTCCCAGGCTACCTGGGATACATCCGCTGCGTTACTACTCCTAATCACGAAGCTGTTTAGGTCCGGATTAGGTGTAGGTACATCCTGGTTCTGTGCTACGCCAGTAACCGTCAAGGCCCCAGCACTAGAAGGAAAGGTTAACCGCGTCAACTTGACCTCAGACACCCACTTGAAGGAGTTAGCTACGCTGCCAAAGTTTCCGCGTACACGGGCGTTGACTGTAGCCTCGCCAGCAACCAGCGTTGCCACTCCACGGATACCTGTGTCATCCAGTAAGTTCCTGGACATGCGCGGAGGCGTAGGTTGAACAGTGTAGCCACTCAGTAATGCCCAGGACAAGCCGTGACCGGTCATGTCATTATTGGACATAGATACCATGGTAGGGTTAATGCCCATAGTCCCGTGGAAGTACACAGCTCTTCCGGTACCGTCGTAGCGCATGCTCACGCCATCAATCTCCAGGGACGTCTGCGCCGTCTCAGCTACATCCTTAGTGACGAAGATGTGAGAGCTGGAGTTGCGAGTGTACCGACCGCCTTTAACACAACCCCCGTTGGTGCGGACACCGTTCTGGCTACCGTGAGCCTCACAGTCATAAACGTAGCCACCACCGTACGAACAGTTAAAGCCAGAGCGTACGTTGTCATAAGCTAAGCACTCTCTATAGATAGGGAAGCCTACACCGGTGTTGGAGGCGAACCCATCAAATGCTGCGCGGTAAGCTCGACAGTTCAAGTACTCTACCCCGTTAGTGCGCGCTTGGAACCCATCGTCAGCACTGTCGTATGAAACGCAGCGAACGAACTTCACACGCTTACCAATGTCGTGAGTATCAAACCCGGCATGGGTTGTGCTGTAGGCTTCGCAGTTAACGCCTAAGAACTCGATAGGCTCTCCCCACTTGTCCCCGTCTGCAGTGCTCTGCCAGTTCAGAGAGATTGCGTGGCGTACGTCCATGGCGTGGATATCGTGTACTTCCGTGTCCTCTGAGCAGCCGAGCACCTCTACCCCGTACCATCCGATGTTGTAGAAGCACGTACCCTTAATGGTACTATCTACGCAGTTATTGAACTTGATAGCACTACGCCCTTCTATATCAGAAGCCCCGGGGCGTTTGTTGCCAATAATAACCCCGTCCTGGATGTGCAAGTCCGCGGCAAAGTTGGCAGAGATACCGATAGTAAAGAACCGGTTCAAATCGTCGTAGCCGAACTCGTTGATGTACGGGGATACTAAGGTTACGTTCTCCACCATTGTCGGGATACCTACTTCCGCGGCATCAGACAGGTAGTAGTTATAGTGCAGCGCTTTATCCAGCCGAATACTGGTGACGCCACCGGAGGTGCTAACCCCCACCACTTTCCTAATCTGGGAAATCTTTACACCGTAGGTGTTAGGACCACCATCACACAGCTTGTTAGAGCGAAGATACAAGTACGTACCTTTTACCGCAGACAAAGCCCCGGCAGCCACCGTAATGACTTTGCTGCCCGCTGTGGCATCCGCCGCTAACGGGACGAATGCCGAGGGTGCCGAGCCGATAATGTTAAGCACTTGACGTGCAACCGAGGCATCCGGCAGGATTCTTCCGGTATCAGTAAACTCCAGCGTAGAGTTGCTTTTGATGTTGAGCACACTCGTGGCCTGCAGGACTGTGTCCACAACCAGGTGCCTATTAGGTGCGCTCATGAACGTTACTATGCCCGCCCAATTGCTGAACCAGGAGCTGTATGCCGGGCCCACGAATTTACGGAGCAGATACCCGCCGGGCACAGCAAACACAGTTCCGTTATCCACTACCGACGCAGTAGTAGTAAAGGTGAAATCCCCACCGCCACTGCCCAGCAGGATAATCTTGTCCTGTACCTGAAAGTTTGGATATGCCACCATGCTCGCCAAGTCGGAGAACACCCGCTCGGGAGCTACTAATCTAATTAACGCCATTTACCCTCCGGTCTTAGTAAGAGCTGCTACCGCAGCATTTACATTCTTATACTGATTCCCAATGGCCTTGCTCTGCCACTGTCTGCGCTCCCACAGGCCCCAGCACACTTTATTACGCTGCCCGTTAATATACTGGGAGCAGTCAAAGGTCCAGCGGTTGCTGCCCTTGTACACCCAACCGATGCCCGGGGATTTCTGCTGGTGCTTGCTAATATAGCGCCAGTCCAGTACGGCCTTTCCAGCTGCTGCGTAATTCAGGCTTTTGAGATGCCGCTTCACAGCACTGCTGTTGAAGCCAGCTACGCCTACGTTATAAATGAAGTCTACAGACCCAACCAGAGCTACGTCAGAGAGCTGCATAGGAAGCCCGTCAAGAGCCTTTGCATGTGCCCCTGCTGATTCTATCAGTTGCCTCTGACAATCGCCCAGAGTGGCTCTCTGGCCCATCTTGACGCCCTTTGTCTCTCCATAGCAGATTGTAGGGACCCCGACACTATCCTTATAGGCGGTAAGGCTCAACCCCTCGTTGTGCTGAACCACCCCGGTAATGGCGCCGCCAAGCATGGTGGCCCCCGTGAGGGTCGCAATAACCTTAGTCCTTAAACTCATATTTAATAGCCCCCTTACGTGCCTGCTCCTCTAGGAGCTTGAATGTACGTCGTTTGTAGTACACATTCCACGCCAGGGTTAGCACTGCACACACAGTCGCAGTGATGAAGCTGATAGCGCCCCAGTTCCAGCTCATTAACTCTGCCAACCAACCTCCTGATACCGTAGCGCCGGTAGCTGCTGCACCTGCCCGGGTAGCGAGGTCCGACCCAACCACGTCTCCTACCTTAATCATCCTGCTGCCCCTTCTTCCTGAACAGCTTACGAATCACCAGAATGACCACTAGGAAGACCAGAGGAATACTGGCCCCAGCTAATCCGGCGAGGATAAGACTGTAACTATCATTGTTAACCACCTGCAGGCGTTCTGCTTGGATTATCCCGGTGCTAATAGTTTGCACCTGCTTCTTACTGGACGTGTCCAAAGTGCCTATGTTAGAATCCTGTACATCAGTTTTGTTGGTGGTGCTGGAGTCCACCTTGTTATTCAAGCCAACGGTTTGTTTGGTGTTCTCGGCACCAACCTGAGCAGATACATCCGGCTTAGAACCAACTAAGCCGGTGGGTGCAGAGGTCGCCGAGCAACCAGTCAGAGTAACCGCGAGCAGCAACCCAGCGACCAGTTTATGCATTATCTAGCGGCCTTCACTTCGTTTACCGCCTTTTCCAGTGCAGTAAGCTTGGTATCGAAGGCGGCACCAGTCTGGTCCACGTTCTGCGGCTGCGTAAGGATAGCATACAGGTCCTTACCGAGAATGTTCAGCTGACGCAGTAGCTCCTGCTGTTGTGCTGGGGTTGCTTTTGCAATTGCCATGATATATTCCTTATAAGTTAGGAGAGAGCGATACCAGTAATAACACCGTCGGTCACTGCAAAGGTAACGGTGTCGGTGAAGGTGCCTGTGGAGGTTACTCCGGTCAGCGCTTGACCGTTAGTAACGATAGCGGCCGTGGCCGGGGCTGCTACGCGGGACACTGCGCCGTTAGCTACTACAGCGGAACCTACTACGGTTTTGTTATTAGCACTGTTAGCAATAGTCACTGCACCTGTATTACTGACCATTGTAGTGGCCGCAGGCAGTACTACTTGCTTTAATGCCCCGTCCTTCACCTGTAAAGTGCCGGTAATGTTCTGTGCACCAGTGCTGTTCGTCACCTTACCCGTAGCACCATCGCTCACGATAACCTGATTATCCGGGGTAGCTGAACCAGTGGCAGCTAGTGCAGACACCACTGCTTCTCCTGCCGTATCTACAGCGGGGCCCAATGCTAACAGCGGCCCTGTATCGTGTGCGAGAGTCACGGCCTTATCTAACTCAATGGCAGCGTCACGTACTGCTTGACGTTGCGCCAAAGTGGAACTTGCAAATGCCATTATCTTCTTCCTCTATGTTGTTTACCTCTGCCCCGGTTCTGTAACCGTGCAGCCACACCCCGGAGCCTCTTAGACACTTTATTCTGTGCCCAATCCAGGGGATTCTCAATGAAGGCCCGAGCCATCTTCTCGGACTCACGCTCAGCCACCACTTTCTCATCTTCCACCAGATGTCCGTTCAGCGTAACCACCATCATGGCGATTGCATCTGCTCGGTCATCCTTCGCCAGACTGCCTCGGTCGTACGTGATTCCAGACAACTGCGCGAACGCAGAGTACAGCCAGCGCCTATCGCGAGAGTACGCCATACAGGTGCCGATATCGTCGTGAATAGCACGCTCATGCACTACCAGGCGGTGACGACGAGTAACTGGGCTGATTGTGTCGATGATACGACGCTCTTTCTGCGTGGAGTTGTTAAGGTCCCGTACACCGATACCGGCGAGACGTCGCTCCCGTAACCGGTTCAGGATAAGCATAGACACGGTGCCGTGCCCCATGTTGCTCTCCACCACCATATCCGGGATGTCTAACTCTACGCACAGGTCAATCAGTTTATCAATGTTTTCTTCACAGATACCTCCTTGGAAGCCGCCTACGGAGAATAGGTGAATGTACGAGTTCGCAGCACCACCAGCAGCGTATGAAACTTCATCACCCAACTAGGAGATGTATACTGCGGCCCAACCTTTAGTATGCTTACGCTGCCCCTTGCATACCTTATGAACGTTCTGTCTAACAAGACCGTGCTCTGCACAGAATGCTTCTAGGACTTCAGGTTCAAACACTTCACCTTCTGGGCTGGTTAAACGTACACGCTTACCAGTGCCGTAGTTGTGAGGTAATTGCCCCGGTTGGAACCTTGCATCAAACCCTACCTTGTGCTTATACCATTCCGGGGCAGCTTGTGCCCCGCCTGCCATGTAGTTCCAACCCATCCGCAATTTAGGACGTAGGTTGTACTCCATTTGACAAGCCTCGTCGAATGGTAATTCCGCGAGTTTAACTATCTCTACAGAGTCTTTCCCAAGCTCTCTCAGTATCTGCCCTACTGGACGCTTACTGGTCATGTGCTGGGAAAGTCTAAACTTAAGGGAGTTCTTAGTAATACCAATGTACCCTTCCGAGGTATCTTCACACCCAATCTTACGGATGTGATATACCTTGTACAGGCGTTGGCGGTCTACATGTTTGATGCTTTTAAAGTTTGTCATTTAATGCTCCTTAGCATATCTCGACTATTAATGTTACGGAAGGTCGTTACTCTTCCTCTATACGTCACCGTATAGTTCAGACTATATCTTCACTTGACCATAAGTCAAGGCCCACTGTTTCCATCTAACTTTAGATGTACAATTAGTCGTTACACCTTCCACCTAAGTGGCTTGGCTCGGTATTGTCTCGTAGAGAGTTTCACCGAATTTAATGGGTGTTGTTAAGGCTGAGGCAGTAAAGAAGTTTACCACAGCCAGCTGGGTCAATGACCATTAGCTTATGCTGATACGGCAGGTGCATGTCCCCGTAGAATGCCGGGAAGTACATCTGCTGACCCATAATCCCCTCATGCTCGTGCTGGTACAGGTACCGGCGGTCCGCGATGTAGGAGAATGTCTCCGGGGAGGAATCCTGGCTACCGGAGTAAACTAGCATATCCGAGAGCTTGATGCGCGTACGCATTTGATCTGACAGGGTGGTGTCGAGCATGTACTGCAGCTGGAAGCCTTCCGGACCGAAGTCCAGCTCCTTCTCAATCAGTGCATCCTCGTCGTAGCGCCCGGTGTCCGTGCTCTCGCCTAACGTCCCGTCGACGCCGAAGCCGGTGCGTTTATAGCCGCGCCCAATGAGCTCCAGTATATAAGGAGCAAGTGTACTTCCATATCGCTCTTCCATTTCAACAGACGGAATGCGCCCCGGCCACACGCGGACCTCGAAGCCACGTCCCGGCAGGGTTTTATAGATACTGTCCTTGGTCTGCGGTGTACCCAGGTACAGCGTATCCCCGTGCGTACAGATAGCTGCGAAGTCTTTAGAAATCATCAGCAGCTGCTCACGCTGGGTTTGCGTTAAACCGTTCTTGGTTGTTTCAATCCTGTATATTAAAGGGAGGACGTTACCTCTCCCCCTACCTACTACTTGTTACCCCAGCGACGGTTGCCTGCGTCTGATAAGTTCTCAGAGGCCGGGATAAATCGGCACGTACTCTTGGAGTAAGTACGACTGCCGCTTAAATCTTTATCTAAGTGATATTCGGCCGAATCGAGCAGCCAATCACTATAACCTTCCAGAGCAGTAATCTCTGAGTTAAAGGTTGTGAAGTTATGCCAAGCAGGGTGGACTGTTACGTCCTCATAGCCCTTCTCTTGTGCTGTTCGTTTAATCATGTTAGCCCATAGGTCATAGTGCTTACGAACCACGTCCCCAGACTCTCTGGTAGGAATCCTCATACCAGATCCAATATACCCGACCCCATATACCGATGGCCGTAAGTAATCTTTAACCTTACCATATACAATGTTCTGTGTCTTGGCCACAGTCTCATACCCAGACTCAAACCTCACAGTCCAGAAGGGACCACCCTCATGACGTATTAGTGTAAATGTAGAGCCTTGACGGTTTTTAAACTTAGCGCCGACAGTGTATTTCGACATTGCTATTCTCCAAATTGTTAAGTAGTAGATACTGCATGTTCCCATGCAGAGTAGACTATATCTTCACTCAGTAATCACTGAGGCCCCCCGCTTCCTGGCACTTGCCAGTACTCCTTACGGATAGTCGTTACACGTTCCTCAAATGAGGCTTCGCTCGGCATTGCCCGGTCTGGGTTTCCACCGAATTCAAGGGGTTTAATGACGACCATGACGTTAATCGTCAGGAATCAGCAGGTCCGCGCGCTTCCCCTGCAGGGATGCAGTGATACCCACACAGGCTACGCTGGCGGACTTGTCCAGCGGTTTCAGATCGCAGTTGACATCATAGCCTTCGAATGAAGTACGGTCCCCACGAGTAGGGTCGGCCTTCAAGTAGCACAGCAGCGGCCAGGTTTCCAGCATACGAATGATTAAGTTAGCTACGTCTGACGCCTGCTTCTCTGCACCAGACACAATCAGAATACGGCAGGATTGGTCCTGGATGAGCCTCCAGACGGCATACAGTGCAGCTAGCGTAGACTTAGCCTCACCACGCTGCGCGGCCACCATGCGCTTCCTGGGGCCCTTCTGCATGTACTCTGCAATGTCGGCCTGCATGTCCGTGAGCGTAAAGCCCAGGAACCGCATACCGATGTACGCAAATTCCCGGAAGTCGCTTAGAGCGGCGGCCATCATCATCGCGATATCCTCGCGCTCCTCTTTGGGAATGCTGCGCGGATTCGCACTATAACCAGTGAGTTTCTGGTTGAGCATGCGCAGTCTTCGCGCAGTCTTCACCGATACCATTAGACAATTCCTTCTAGTAAGTCCCCAGAGTCTGAACCACCAACTTTATTTAGAATCTCTTTCTTACGCGCCTCTCTGCGCGCCGCTAGTTCGTCATCGAACTCGTCGCGAAGGTCCTGCATCTCCTCGGAATCTGCGTCCGCGGTGATGTCGTTATCCTTCAAGAACTTAGCGATAACCGATTTATCTGCGGCGGGGAGCGGCACCCCGTCCTCCTTGGACTGCTTGATTTCTTCAACCAAGGCCTCAGTGAACATGCGATGCAGCTCCGAGAGGCGACTACGTTTAGCCGCCCCTGCCATATTTTCTCCTGTTACGTTCCTAGCACCCCACTAGTGCGCAGCGCTGCCAGTAGAGCATTAAATTTATCCACTACATCCCCTGTGCCTGTTGCGTTAGATACAGCTGCAGCCTTGTCCAGATACGCCAAATCCCCTAGAGAGTCGGCCAAATAATCCACTGACGCTTGCGTAGCGAAGCCATCCCCCGCAGTTACGTCGGCCCCCAGTCGGGCAGCCACAACCGTTCCGGCGGGGAGGGTCTCTGCAAACAGTATCGTATTATCTACAATCTCGAAACTGTAGCCACGAATCTGCCCAACCCCGTTAAGCTCCACCACCGCCTTAGTGAAGGCTAGGCCTGGAGTTACTTCGTCTGTATCCGCTGTCAATACTGTGCTCCACGGGTAACTTACCGTTTCTACACCGCTTATAAAGGTGTTCTCCAGAGCGGACGTACGCATACTCAAGGCATCGTCAGCGGCCTTCCGCGTAGCGGCCTCTGCGTCAATGCGCTGCCCTAGTAAGGTATCGGTGACATCGACATACGCCTTAGTGGCGGCATCTTGGGCGTTGATTGGGTTGGCTAAGTCGGTTATGCGGTACCCGTTCATGCTAATAGTGCCGTAGAATCCAGGTATAGCTCGCCCCTCCACCAGTTCTTGCGCCAGATGCAAGAACTGCGTGTTTTGGGAGTCTACGTTTACCTCAATGAACGGAGAACCACTGGCGAACTCGATGTACAGATACTCTCGCTCTGTCTTGCGGATTAGCAGCACAGTCGTGCTTGCTGCTAAGGCTGTATTTAGCCTGATATTAGTAGAGCTGGTCCAGGTGTACCCGGTGGTTTCCACCCCGTCTAGGTATACATGAATATAGGACTTGTCCAAATACTCAATATCGCACTGGATATCCTGGGTACCAGCTGACTTGATTTGCTCTTGCCAGCTGAATGCCACGTTAGTCGTCTCCAAAGTTATTGATGATAGCTCGCGTAGGTGCGAATTCCTGGATTAGCGGTACCTGCTTAGTGAAGGTCTTGATATTCATATTGCCGGTAGCCAGGTCCTGCACAGCCCCAAGCAGTCCTGTGACATAACCCATAGACGCCAACGAGTGTCGGGGAGAACCCCCCAGGAAGATATCCTGCAGTAAGGATATACCGCCAATGGCACTCATACCCATCACGGACTCGCCGAGGAGTTTCTGGGTGTCTACGTCCTTCCCGTCCATGCCGTGCTTGGCCATAGTAGCCAGCAGCATCAATGGGAACTGGTACGCCATAATATGGGCTACACCAATCCACCCAGCATCGTTCAGCTCTCTACGCAGAATCTTGTTAGTGGCAGCCAGTGCGAAGCTCTGGTACCCTACAATGACTTTGCCGATGGGGTTGAACTGTGCAAAGTGTGAAGTCTCGCCAGTACGAACCTGCTGTACCAGGTAGTCCATCATACGCGTCCCCACAACCTCGACTTGCATTTGCAGGTCCGGCTGGAACATAGCTCCCGGGTTAGCCTTGTTGGCGGCGATAGCTCGGTCGGCAACGTCTCGGGTAAGCCCGAAACGCTCTAGACGCTTAAACGCCTCAGCATCGCCCTTAAACATCTGCGTAAGCTCATCCGCCACAATACCGGAGTTCAGGTTAACCTGCAGCCGGTGCACCATACTCATGCCGTTGACGTGACGTGCAGCCTGCCCAACGTTCTGGGTGACGTTGAACCAAGAGGCCTGGCGGGTCAGGTCCAGGTTATCGTCGGCGTACGTATTCAGCCAGCGGAAGCGCATCTCCTTCTGGATATTACCCCGCAGCACGGTGTCTAGACGAGCAGCCATATCCGGAGTCTTGATAGCTACGGCACCTTCCTTGAACCAGGGTTGGTCACGCATACTACGCAGCACTCTAGCCATACCGAACTCCTTCATAGCCAGAGCAGTGTCAGTCAGCTGATACAACCCGGAGTTCTTAAGCATGGTAGCGTTCGCCATGTTCCCCGCTGCACGTAGCAAGTCCGGAAGCTGCCCAGCGTCAGCAGGTGCCCCGCCCAGTATAAAGTCAATGGTGTCGTTGACGGTCTTCTCCCACTTAGCGGAATCTGCCAGTGCGTGCTTGGACTCATCAATCATCTTAGCGAGCTGCCCCAGGTCCTGTACGCCTGCGTAGGCCATACCTACACGGCCAGACATACGGTTAGTGTACCCGTGCATAACCTTGGCTACGTCGGTATCCATCAGGTCCTGCATGCGCATGCTCTTACCATTCACCAGATACTCTTTGTCCATGTTGAACCGAGTACGCTGACGCAGGTTCCGCGCAGGGGATGTGCTACCGGATTCACGTACGTTACCAGCCAGGAAGCTCTGGATTGCAGACTCCTCTACACCGGCGCTACGCATAGCCATAACGACCTCATCGTTACCCATACCGTTAATCAGCTGCTTCCACATGGGGCCAGACTGCCCGGCGCGGCCATTGTAGATACCGTCAACCATCTCCTTGGCAACTCGCTGCACTGTCTCCGACTCCATGCTAGGATATACATCCCGTAGAGCGGAACGGAACAGGGCCCGGTAATCGTCCAGAGTGTTGCCTTGCATAATACCTTGGCGCATCTTGTCATAGCTGTACTGCCGAGGGAAGTAGTAGTCAGACTTAACCAACGCCCCGTCATCAACCAAACCAGCGGCACGCATATGCTCGTACCACTTACCTGCCCATCCGGACCTGCGGTAAGCGTCTACCAGGGGAGCAATCTCTGCATCAGGTACAGGCACAGGGCGTCCATGAACTTCTGCGCTATACGCAGAGTCTAGATACGTACCTAAACGGCCCTCTAGCTCAGCGCGCGCGGTTCTAAAGGACTGGCGGTGGAAGAACCTAGAGAGCATGCCAACACCCCGGTCTTTCAACGCACCAATAATAGCGTCTTCCACTATACTGGCACTTGCATCCATTTCTAGGGTTAGGTTACGCTTGAAGTCCACCACTGACGGGCGGCGGCCACCTACTGCAGTGGCGTCCGATACCAGCAGTTTAGCCAAATCTTCATTGCCTTGAGCGATGTTGTCGTACAGGGCAAACATAGTGGATAGTTTCTTCTTAGCGCCGTCCAGCATAGCTTGGGCACCCTTAGCCTCGTTGAGGGTAGTGCTGCCTGCCAGGTCCTGGAAGGCTTCGCTACGGAAGCTCTGGGCTTGGTCTGCGTAATCCTTAGCTGTCCACTTAACGGCGTCCTCATACGCATCCAGGACATCCTCCAAGGCAGAGCCTTTGGCCTTGATGCCCAGGGCATTCATGATGTACTCGCCCAGTTGGCGGAGCATGCTCTTACCGGTTGGGGATTTCGTCCGTGCCAGGTGCTCAACCCACTCAGGGCTGTCGCCTAAGCCTGCCAGCATCTCGTGCACATTGCTTGCATAATACCGCATACGTGGCGTCAGGGTGGAGTCAGCTGCAATAACAGCGCGCACTTCCTCCAGGCGCTTAGCAATCTCGGGGTTACTGTCAACGGCGCGCGCAGTGGCGGCGTGAATCAGTTCGTGCACGGCTACCCTGCTTGTGTCTGCATCCATGGCGCGCAGTGCGTCCCCGGCTGTAGTCCAGGTGCTGCCATTAGCTCGCTTAGGCGCGCGCAGAGATACCTCTCCTCGCTTAGCTAAATCTTGTTGTGCATAAGTGTAGCGGCTACGGTTTGCGGAGCCTGCTACCAGTTTAAAATCAATGCCATTTACAGCATCGCCCAGCGTGTCCAGAATAGCCTTCTGTCCTGCTGTCAAGTGCTCAGACTTCTTCAAGAACTGAACTACGTGCTGTGCTTTCATGTTCACGGAGGCGGTATTGTTTCTAAATACTTGGATGCTTTCATCCAGTGTCTTAGTGAGGATTTCCTCTCCCTCTCCTACTCCGGTAACATTAGCATCCCTCGCTGTACGAGTTGTAGGCGCTTCTGGGTCGAACATAGGCTCACGCCCAGTACGAGCCTTAGCGGCAGCTTTGGCAGCCTTAGACATATCCCAGAGCTGGTCTAACCCGGCTACGCCTGCTATCAGTGCAGTTACAGCAGCAGACTGACCCAGTTGGTCCTGTGCATAGAGTGCAGAGCCTACGTCAGCAGCGCGGATAGCGGTACGTACAGCTAAGCCAGCGCGCCCAGCAACGCCAGCAGCAGACATCGGGGCCAGGATGAACGGGGAGTCGCCTACCAACATACCCGCGAACCCAGCTACTGTGTTGTCAGCCATTAAGCGGTCACGGTCACGCTGCTCGAGCATCTGCTGCATGCGGTAGTTATAGTCCTCGACTGACACCGAGTCGTGCAGGTACTCAATCTCTTCCTGATTTGGGGCGTACAGCTTAGCCCGTGTATCGCTGCTCAGAGTCTGCTTGGCGTTAAAGTTCTGGTCCCGGTCAAATGCCGGGGCAGAGGCCTTGCGGATAGCTGCGGCGATGATGCTGTTGCCCATACCCGATGCAAAGCTTTCCCCGGCTGTAGTAGCTGGAGTCTTGGCCTGCGCCAATAAGGAGGCACGCTCCAGTGCGTTCGGGCCGTTATCTCCGGCATCATTCCAATCTACGCGCTCAGGCGCAGGTTTAAGTGTTGCGCCCTTAGCAGAATCCTTTTCCTGTGGATTCGGTTCTTGGTTCAGAAACTGAGCCATAATATCTCCTAAAAGAATTTTGATAAGGGGAGGCCCCGGAGGGCCTCTGGTTAGTGTGTTGCTTCGAAGAGCCAATCACGTAGGTTTTGTTCCAGGTACTTCTTGCGCTCAGGTTGGGCCTGCTTATACGCCGAGGTATTACGCAGCGCCTGCCAAGCCCTACCCTGGGCCTCAGATACAGGATACTGATACGCCCCCACCGGGGACTTAGCAGCCTTGCGTACCTGTGCCACCGCCTCTGCTACGGGGCCAGAGCTACCGTTACCCCCATGATAGTTAAGGTCCACCATAACCTTTAACGCCTCGTCGGAGGCATTCAAACCCTGCCCCTTGAGTTGCTTCTGCACGTTCGGAACGTACTGCTTCTCCATAGAGGATTTGAGGATACTGATACCGTCGTCAATGGTTACTTTCTGAGGAACCGGCATGCCGGAGTTAACGTGCAGGCCGAAGCCTACGCTACCCTTACCCTTGCCTTCTCGGAACCCTTCGAACTTCATAGTGGTGGCGAGGATGTCACTAAACAGTGATGGTTCCAGCCCAACCGCATTACGGCCATTGACCTGTACGCTGACAGCACGTCCGTTATCGTGGTCGTAGAAGGTGGCGGGACGTACACCCACTTGCTCGCTACCAATCTTCACCTCTCCAGCCAGCGCTGAATCATACGCAGCTTGTGCAGTAGACTGAACGTCGCGAAGGTTCACAGACATAGTCTGGAATGTGCCCTTCTTGTCGAACACGGTTACGGTCATGTTCTGACCGGCATTGCCCGCGGTGGCGGCCTGCACCACTACACGTTCCATGTTGCTGGGGTCAGTGATAGCCTGGACTTGGTTTTGAATCTGCCGCTGCAGCGTAGCCTTGAACTGCTCCTGGTCGCCCTTGTAGTCGCCCATGATAGACTGCAGAGAGGTCCCTGCAGGCAGATACACGTGCCTCGGTTTACCGGCAATCTCCAGCTCGAGTTTACGGGCTTGGATGTTGCCTTTGAGCATCGTGTTGATGTCCTCAGCATCCTTACCTACCAGAGATTCCGGATTGCGGCTGTACGTATAACGGTACTCTTCCACCATAGCAGCGCGCGCTTCCTGGCGCTGCGCGTCGGCATCGCCAAAGAAACTGAACCAGTTGCTGGTACCGCTAGGGTCCACCATCTTGTCCGTGGGATTACTCTGGATATTGCTGTAGCGCCCACTGGCCTTGTTACGCGCCTGGCGACGCAGGTCGTCCAAGATAGTGTTGCTGGCGTTACTCGGGTTTTGTGCGATAGCTTTCTGCACTACCCCCTGCCACTCGGATGGGACCTCAGACAGCAGTGCCATCTTACCTAAGTCCGTACTGGTGCTATAAGCCTGTGCCCACAAGTTGATGCTGTTGACGTTCTCGCGGGAAACCTCGCCGTCCTCACCGAGCTGGTCCAGCGTAGTCAGTGTACGTGCCATGTCCGAAGACATACGCTTGTGCGCCTCGTTGACGGCCCACGCATCCTTGCTGTTGCTTCCGTATGCCAGCAGCTGCAGGTTCCCTTCCGGGGTGTCCGGAAAGCTCTTTAGCAGCTCGTTGCGCGCCTTACCCAGGTCGCCCTTGTACATCCCCGCCAGGGTGGAGCTTGGCATATTCCCAGTAATTGCTGTGCGCAATGCCTGGGCGTCTGCTGCCTTCTCTCGAATGGTCTGGGCTTTGTTCCAGAACTCCATGCTGGTCCCGGCGCTAAGTACATCAGATGCCGACAGCTCAATGACACGACTACGAATACGCGCCATAGTCTGTTCTTGCTGCTCGGGGGTCTGCCCCTCAAGAGACTGGATTGCATCAGAGATTTCGAAACGGGCCTGTGTCTCAACCTGAGCACCGGCGCGCTTGAACTCCTGATACAGCGCTGCGTTGACATCCACGGAGTTGACGCCGAGTTCCTTGGTGGCCATTTCCTGCAGCTGGTTAATTACCAGCGGGTCCTGCGTCTGCTGCGCTACGCTAACCAGATACTGCTTGGCCCGGTCCAGCTTCTTGTTCTTGTCCAAGTGCTCCGCAGCCAGGATACTGTCTAAGCCCGTCTTAATGGACATCTGCGCGGCGGCACCCTGTCCTGCCTGCAGACGCTGATAGAACTCATCGCTGGACGCACTCAGTCCACGGTCTAGGGCACGGTCAGCCTGGGCCAGGGCGAACGCAGCACGCCCTTTCTGGAAGGCTGTATAGTTAGCCATACTGGTAGCGCGGAGCTGCTGCAGTATACTCGTAGCAGACTGCTTGGACATATCCGGGAGATACATCCCGAGCTTGTCTGACATTGACTGTACGTGCTCTTGCTCCTGCTGCTGGAACTCCTCGTCAGTCAGCCCTGCCTCTGCAGCTTTCTTAGCCCTGGCGATGCTGTCTGTGCGCCACTTGGCTAGAGTGTCGTACGCGGCGGCGGATACGTAGCCGTCCTGGTAGGCTTCGCGCACGAAGATGTTTTGCTTTTGTACAGCCTCGTCCTTGGATGCCATTGCATCTACTGCGCCCCGAGCATCCATGGCGCCGCGCACGGTGGCGGCTGCGGCGTTTTCTTTTACTGCCTCGTCGAAACCTACACCGAAGTCCTGCACGAACCCGGACAGGGCGGCTAGGAGTTTTGCTTTGGAGGTATCAACAGATACTTCACTTACCGTTGACGGCAAGCTAACATCGTTGGACTGCAGTTGCACTCCTCCGATATTTAACCCCTGTCTACCGGGTTGAATCACAGACATTTAGTATTCCTCCTAATTTACCAGGTGTGAACTGGGCTATTACCCTTACTCCCCCATAAGTCATAGGGGGATGCCACGCTCTGCGTAGCTGCCGCTCCGCTCCCAGGCGAGGAGCTGCCAGAGTCAGAAGATGACGCAGCGTTACCGACGTACTGCCCAACAGCGGATGCCCCGACACTCAACAGTGAGTTAAACATGTTATCGTACGGGTCCTCCATATCCATGTTAGCCAGGCCGCTATCCACGACCTTATCTGTCATTAGACGGAAGCCCTCTTCCTGAGTTGCCTGCTGGTCACGCACGCTGGCCTCTTGCCGCCCGGCTACAGTGTTCACTGTGGCTACGGCGTCTTTAACAGAGGCCCCCATAGTGCCGGAGGCTGCTGCTTGTAGCCCCACTTGGCTCTGTGCTTGCAGCTTCTGCTGCTGAATGTTAAACAGAGCCACCTCAGTCCGGTCCCTGGACTGGGCGCGCTGTAGCGCGATGTCGTTTAGCTGTTTGGCTGCCTGTTGGATAACAGCCTTGTTCCTGGCCTTGGACACTTCAATCTGAGCACCCTGCCCCAGAACGGTCTTAGCGGCCATGGCCGCAACCATCCACCACATATTAAATCCTCCGTCTGCGTTGGTTGTAGCGCAGGATGTACGATATATCCAACACGTTCAGTTCCATAGAACCGTCAGTAAATAGTGACACCTCGGTTGTGTCTGCGTTAGTACGGCATGGCACGGTAATCGTAGCCTGGTCCATACGCAGAGCCTGCCCGAGCGTCAGCTCCTTTGAGTTCATCAGGATACCAGTCAGTTCCCCACCCCAATTGACGTCCCGCGGGGCGTCTAGTACCTGTACGTCGAAGTGCCCGGAGTTACGTACTGCCACGTCCAGGCGTAGCAGGCGCACATACCCACTTCCCACTAGCTTGTCATTCTGGTCCCGTAGAATAGGCGTAGTTAGCGTGAACGTACTACGGTAACGTCTCCCGATTACATAAGTGCCGTCAGGTACGCCGCGCACAACCCGTAGGGTGTTCTCCCCGGCAATCTCCTTGATGCCAACCTCAGTAGGCCCCATAGGGTTGCTGGGTAAGTACGTTAGGATAAGCTCTTCCTTGTAGTTGTCCGCCCACCCAACCGGGCGCAATACCGCCGGAACAGTGAACACCCCTCCCTGTACTTGAACTTGCTTCTGCAAATCCGAGTAGGCTTCGCGGTATTCTGGGCCCAGCTGATAACCTTCACGCGGGTCCATAGACACAATCAAGAGCTTGTTGCTGGGACTGGGCCCTTGCATGTACAAGAACACCTCGTCCTCCAGCGCCTGTACGCTCAGGATTGGATACGGGAACGACCACTTATGCCACGCCGCCTGCATCTTAGCGCCGTCACTTCCGCCCCACATGAACTCGTATACCAGCAGGCTATTACGCTCTCCAGACATGCGCGAGAAGGCCATGTTCGTGACGCTGGAGTTTTGCATCTGCAATACCCTGCCTGGGATATACCTAGGTAGGTGTACTGTGGCATCCTGCGTAGTGTACTGCGCAGCGGTGTACGGCGACGGGATTAACTCCAGAATACCTGCGTAGCTGTCGTTGCGCTTGTTCGGGTAGATTACTGTCTGCCCCGCCATTACCGGAGTCACACGGCTGTCACAATCATAGGTGCTGGTGATGCTGATGCTCGCGTTGGTAGGCGTAAGCACTGCAGAGCCCGGCACAACCGCCTGCATACTGTTAGCAAACAGGACCAGGTCTCGGTTGAACTGCACAGCGGTGCGGTACACAGAATCCTGCGCAGACGCAGAACTAATGCTGATACGGTCCGTATCCAGCAGTGACGTCACAGTAGAGCGGTAGAAGCGCTGATACAGGCCAGAGGCTGACATGTCCACGGAGCTACCGCTAAGCAGAACCAGGCGCCCCTGGAAAGCTGCGATTCCTGTGATGTAACCATTCTCGACGAATCCGGGATTACTGTTGTTATCGTCGTTACCAGCTAAGCGCCCCTCCCAATCGCGCGCAATGATGTTGTCATCCGCGGCGAGCTCTCTGGGCATGTTCGTAATCTTGACGATACTGCCGTACGCCCCCACCTCAGACCAGGTGCGGGTGCTGTAGTTGAACTGGTACCACGCTGTCTCGGACGAGGCTGTCCCTACACGGCACATCGCCCCGTCAGCTTGCGCTGGGAGCTGTGCAGGTAGGTCCTGCTCCTGGTCTACGCGAGACTGGTTAGAAACCCCAGCGTAAGTGTCGCCAGCGTCAGAGGACACTACACAGTTGCTCAACCCATAGAAGAACAAGTACGCGCCACGTACGCTCACGTTCCCGGAGGGCAGCCCGTTCGCTACAAGAGAGTCCTGCAGCTGCTGGGCAACGTAGGCACCTGATACCTCCTCAGCATTGCCGCTGGTGCTACCGGCAGCCGGTGCGGTGTAGTCCCCAGTGTAGTCCACCCCAGCAGAGGTGACGGTTACGTTCCAGCGTTTCTGGAATGCTGCAGACTTAACGTAGAAGAACCCAGTAGTGCTGGGGTCGATACGACCAGTATTGTCCACGGTCGTGCTCGGAGCCATCTCCGTATTCAGTATATAAGTCAGTCCAGCAATGCTTGCAGTCTGCAAAGATGTCTGGCCTACGGTGGTAACAAAGTACGGGTCGTTGCCGGAATTAAGTATGGTCTTTCCATTCTTAGCCAGCAACCACCAGTTACCGTTGCTGGTGTTAATCAGCAGGTGCCTACCGTCAGTGCCACGCTCGACGTATTCAGTGAACAGGGAGTCAAGCCCCGGATTATCAATCGTACTCTCCCAGACAATCTCACCCCGGGGCCTGCGACGGATACCGGAAACCGGGTCGCTGAGCATGTTCAGCTGCGCCCCCAGTTGCCCGGGTTGGCGCTCTCTTGGAACCTGCTGGGAGACGCCCTGCAGCAAGCTCTGAATTGTGCCTTCTAACGCCCGTATAGGTGTTTGTGCCATAACCTCTCCTTAAACCATAAAACGAGCGTGGCGGATTCTGCGTGCAAAGCGTGTCTTGCTGGTGCTGAACTTCTGGTTGCGCAGATGCTCTCGCAGCACCATGCTCTTGTAACGCTCAGCTTCCTGTGCGTAATTAGCGTAGTTGCTGTCACCACCCAGGTCGTTGAGATATACCTGCGCAGCGGTGTGGTTAGCCACCCACATAGCCGCGTGCTCCGGCAGGTCCTCAAAATCCAAGTCCAGGACTATTTTGAGCTTAACGGAGCTGTCGAAATATTGGTTCTGCTCCATCAGGTCGTACAGGTTCCCATCGCGTACTCCGTATTTGGAGTCGGAACCAGCATCGTATATGGCCAACCGGTTCCATGGCACTTTAATAAAACCGTCAGCAGTAGGCGTAACTTCACGCTCCACCACGTTAAACCAGAACCCCGTGCTGAGTAACCCCCGACGGTTGCGTGCAAGTGCAGAGCGGGCTAACCCCGCACTGGGGTTGCTAGTATTGACGTCCATAACGCGAGACTCCCCCAGGGCTTCCAGCGTCATGTTAATGGCTTCGAGTTCCCTCATATTTGTTCCTCTATTAAAGACCCCTTGGACCCTTAAGACAGGGACAAAAAAAAGCCCCTGGCACCCGAAGGCACCAGGGGCGCGTATTACTCTTCCGTAGTATCGGCGGCTACGTCAGCCGCCTTACGGGTTTTCTTGGTAGCCTTGCGGCCAGATTCAACCGAAGCCACCTGGATGTTCTTCGCTACATCGGTGGCAGCCTTAACCGCCTCCCGCTGAGCCGCGTTGGCCCGGAGAGTCTCCAGACCGAACATAGCGATTACTGCCATAGAACCTCCAATTAGGCCGTCTTGGTGGTGAAGGTGAACTTGGTCACTGCAGCGGTGTCTGGACGACGCAGGCCGATGTTGTACATCGCGTAGCAGTCCAGTACGTTGCTGAACTCGCGCTCATCATCCCAGATACGGGAGGTGAACGGCTTAGCTTCAACAGTCACCAGGGTCTTGGACTTGCTGAAAGTCACCATACGGCACAGCGCGTCGTCAGAGGTGACGGTGTAAGCAGAGCCCAGCGGGTGCGTATCAGCAGCGGTCGGGAACTCAGTGCACTCTACTACAGGCACTCCGTTCATCTTCACTACACGGCGGTCTTTGTAACCGTCGTTGTTGGATGCACCAAAGTCCAGGTTCAGGAGCTTCGGATGCTCCAGCAGACGCGAATAGGTATCGACATCCACCAGGGTAATCATGTCCGCCAGCGGAGTCTTACGCTTGATGAGCTCATCAATACCAGCCTTGTGGGCCAGGTTGATGTTCATGGCGTTCGCTTCCATCTCAGCCTGGGTCAGCTGCGTGGCGGTAGCGGTGCCCGGAACCAGGATAGAGGCACCCACTTCGATACCGTCGTTGAATGCCGGTTTAAGGTGCTCCGGAGCAACCCAGGAGCGGCCCTTGATGAGCTGAATCAGGTGCGCCTGGTCGAAGGTCTCCGCGAACTCCGAGCCGTTGTTCTGGCCCATCTCAGTCAGGAAGTCCGGACCGGTCCAGTCATCCTGGTAGTCAATCGGGTTACGGATATACAGCACCGTATCCACCACGATAATCATCTTATCGTTACGGACCGGGGTGCTATCCAGCGCCTCGCCAGAGCGACGACCCTTCACCGAAGAGGTGTTCAGGCGGTCAATACGGTAGGTATTGGAACCGCTGATAGAGCGCTGGCTGGATAGGCCCAGGAACAGAGCCTGGTACTGGAAGCGGGTGTCTACTTCATTCTGATACACTTCCAGGTGAATGTCTACATCAGATGCCGCGCCGCCCCAATGGGCTCGGGTCAGGGCGCTTTTATAGATAGTATCTGCCATATCTTACTTTTCCTTTTAAATGAGATTAAAGACCTACGCGCTTACCGGCTTCACGGCGTGCGAGCAAATCGTTATAACGTTGACTGAACTGTGGGGATGCCAAGCTACGGTTGCCCGCTTCCTGACGGAGTTTGGTGTACTCTGCGCGGAATTCCGCAGCAGATAGTGCATTGTTGCTGGCTACACCGCGTACCATTGGGTTCTGTGTCTTGATAAGACCCATATCCCGGCAGAAGCTTGCTACCAACTCAGCGGCCTGCTTGAGCTCACCCGAGTTAGCGAGTACACGAGCTGCGTTACGCAGAGGTTCAGGGGCCTTGGAATTAAACAGCTGCGCTGCTACCTCCCAGCTCTCCTTACCACCCACGATATCGTAAGCTTCCTGTACTGCTTTGGTGGCTTGGCCAACCTGGTCTTCCAGGTACGCCTTGGCCAGCAGCTCTGCATAAGCAGCGTGCTCGCCGAAACGTTCCTTAATGAAGGCCGTATCGATTAGGTTAGGGTTCTGATACTCCAGGGCCTTACCAAGTGCCCGCACCATATCAGAGTCAGTTAACCCAGATACTTTCTGCAACATAGCTACACCGGCGTCAATCGTCGGGTTGCCTGTCTTAGCCAGCTCCCGGGGCTGCTCCTTAGCGCTATCGCCACCCTTATCCAGGGCCGCTTTTAGGGCTTCGATATCCAGAGGAATCTTAGCAGGGTCAGGGGAATCTTTGCCCTGTTGCTGCTGGGTAGGGGTCTGTGCATCCGGCACGCCTTGATTATTCAGGGCGTTAAGGGGAGCACTCAGGCCCGGAATCTTAGGGCCGCCTTGGTTCTCTACCTGTGTAGTTTCTAGGTTCTGAACGTTTTCTACGTTATCCATCTATGCCTCTGTTGTTAACTTGGTAATAAGCCCAGCTGCTTACCTGCTACTGTTGGGTCCGCCGCTGTCAAGCCCTGGAGTTGGCCCTGCGCTGCACCTGCGGATACATCGGCAGACGCATCCTGAACTTGCTGCTTCTGCTGCAACTGCTCTTCGGTGTACATGAACGGCTCGCTGACGATACCATAGGCGTCGAAGTACCAGTCTACACACGCATCCTTGTTGAAGCGCGGAGTAATCTGCTCAAGCACCGGGATAGCCAGCTGCATGGACTGTGCCGCCTCTAACAGCTTGTCCGCCGCCGCGGCTTTAGCCAGTGCAGAGGTGCCAACCGTAACGTTGATGCTCACTACGCCTTCGCTGAGATACAGCTTAAAGCGAGGATACACCAGTGCAGTGTACAGGTACGCCAGCTTACGCAGCCAGGTGTCGCTCAGGATACTGAACCCACCGCCCATAGCGGCTTCCGCCTCTTTGGCATTCTGGCGAATCTCGTAAGCCGTGACACGCTCACCTTGCCGCGAGTTACCGGTGTACATAAACGCACGAGACAGTTTCTGTTCGAGCATCTGGATGTTGCTGGCAATCCACTGAATCTTCTGGGCAGAGCCGCCCTCGTAAGCAGTGACCGGGGATTTGCTGTTCCCGTTGGAACCACCACCACCCACCTGCACAGCCCCACCCGTCTCGGACGTTGCGAATTCGTCCACGTCTAACCCAGAGCTTGCGTCAATCAGCGGGATTAACCGCGCAGACTCAACCTCGTAGTTAGTTAATGCTTCCGATAGTACCGACAACCGAGCAAAGTCCCCGGCGTAGTCCTCTACCAAGCCGCGCCCGTAGTGCTCACCGCTAACAAGGTTCCACACCAGCACGTTGTAGGGAAGCTCCAGCTCCGGATAGGTGCTGCTTTCCCCAATACGGTGTCCGTCTGCTTCTTGGTACACCTCGTAGCTTACTACCTCTGCGCCGTCCTCTGTCCGCTTAACTTTGCGACAAGCGGCAGTGTAGATATCAACGTCGCCGTATGGGTCTTTGTCACGGTAGAAGGTGCCGCGGAAACTCTCTGGCAGGTCCTGAACGCTTGCGCGCTCTCTGATAATGAGTCGCAGGACGTTCCCACTGCCATCCCTTCGAACGGTAAAGTTACGGACTGAGTAGACGATGGATTTACCTGTCCGCTCATCAATATACTCCAACGCATTACCTGTAACCAGTAGCAGCTTCACAGCTTGCAACTTCGCAGCATAACCGTCTTTCTCAAATACTTTCTGTGATGCTGTGTTCTCGATCTCGGCCAGCTTAGATTCTGCTGTAGCTGCACTGCCCAGCGAACTAATGAACTCGTCCAGGTCCGAACTCTTGGAGAACCGGAAGAAACTAGTGCCCTGCGGGAACAGTGCGCCTACAATCTTAGTGGCTGCAGTGTTGACCAGCTGCGCACCTGTGCTCTGGTAGTCACGCTCCAGCGGTCTGCGTCTACCGTCCAGAGAATCGTCCCGGGTAAAGATAGTGCCGAGCGTCCACTGCGCGAACTTCTCAGAGGCGTCCAAGACACCTGCGTCCTGGCCCTTCTTAAAGAGTTCTGCTAATGTTGCTTTTTGTTCCAAGCTACCCCCTTACAGGCCCAGAGGATTGCTCTGCCCTGCTTGTCGCCGTTTCTTCTGCTCAGACGTAATTGCATCTGCAGATGCAGAGGCAGCCCCTGCAGGGTCAATCTCAGCAATATTATCTGCGGCGCTATTAGCCTCTAGGGCAGCCTGTTGTTTCTGTGCAGCCGCAGCTTGTTCTGCCCGCCGCTGCTGCGCCTCTAATCCTGCATTGTCAGTAAGGCCGAGCATATCCGTGGCCTTGCCTAACAGTTTACCCAAACCACCACTCATTCTGACCTCACTAAATGATAAGTTGTCTTGTACGTGTTATCCGATGTACTCCGGCTAATGGTGATACGCCCAGCGCGCATACACTTAGCTATTGCGTGCAGGCCCTGCATAATCACAGACACTGCCGCGCCGTTGTCTGGTTTCAGTACGAAGAAGTCTGTATACAGCACAGGCTCTACGTAATGACAGTCCTCTACGGCTTCTGGGTAGTAGCTGACAGCGCCGACTAAGTCGCCTTGGGAGTCATAGACTCCTAGTATATACTGTTTACCCAGTATACTTCCCAACACCCTCCAGTAGTGCTGCTCAGGAGCCAGGCCCCGACTAATGCCGTGGCCCAGTTCGTGCAGTTGCTTCACTGCGTCTGTAATGTCGTCAGACTTATACAGAACCTTGAGAGTGTAATCAGAAGTTTTACTAGTGTGTTTTAACTTCATTCCTACTCCGGTAACATTAAATTTTAGGAAAAGAAGAAAGGAGATTCTAGCACTTGCCGGATGTCCAGAGTACCCACCTCAGGCATATCCAGGTCCGTCAAATCCGCCCCGGCTGCTGCTGCTGCGCGAGTAATATCCCCAAGAAGGTCATGCTCTTCGTAGAGACGCACAAACTGCTCGCGGATGTGCCGATGCATAGCATCAACGTCGGCTGCGTGAGTAGCCAGCGAGTCGTGAATAGGTACAATATCCAACCCTTCCGCAGCGCAGAGCACCATCATCAAGTGTGTACTATCCAGGCTATGCACAAAGTTCGGGGCAATCCCGGAGGCCGCCTTACGCTTGTTGCAGGTCTTGAAATCCCGATTATGCACTCGCATGATAGTGAGGTTCATACAGTCAATTCGTACCCGCACTTCTTCACGCTGTGTGTAGCGGTTCATTACGAGCCCGCCCAGCGGCGTAGTCCACTGCAGGTGCTGACTTGACGGTACACGTCTAGCGAGGTTCTGCAAGTACCCCATAACTGCTGCAGCAGCGGGGTTTGCCTCCTCTATAGCGACGCGCATACGCGGTGCCAGGTAGCACGACAGGTTCCACAGACTGTTAGTATCGGTACCCTCGTATCCCTCAGCGCAAGCACCTTCAAAGATGTAGTCGCTGCAGCTACGCACCGTGGCGCTGTAGAAGTAGGTCATCGACGGTTTTTTGGTCATGCTGCGGGTGATTTCGTTCTCTCTCCAGTACGTGCTCTGGATAACGAAATCCTCCTTGTCCAGGTCCAATATCACCTTCTCGTCCGTACGGCGCTTCACGTCCATGTACAGGTCCGCTTTCTTATCGTTACCCTCCCAGTACAGGTTCGTCAGACGACCGCCCACAGGGTCTCTCAGGAGCGCTGAGAGGTGCTGTCCACCTGAGTTTGTAGCGTCCATAGCAACTGGGATTCGGCTGGTATATTCTTCTGGGCATCCAGAACGCACAGCATTAACCAGGTCGATAGCGGCCGCCAGAAAACACCAAGGACTGTCTGCCTCGGCAAAAGCAGGGCAATCAAACGGTGAAACCACAAGCTCTCCGAGCGCTGCAAAGTTCGCATCAACCCAAGCTGCGCGGTCTTCGAATAGGGTTTTGTCATAACCAAAGCAAGTGGCGACGTGCACTTTAAGCCAGAACAACCCTCTCTCTCCAAGAGGTTTACCTCTACCGAATTCCAGGAGAGCCTTCTGCAAATCAGAACCCTGTGGGTGCAGTGAGGACTTGAAGTACAGGCGGTAGCGCCAGTCCACACAAGTCGGGAAGTACAGAGCTTTCTCATCTTTGAATTCCTCTGCCATCTCCAACGTAGTAAGAAGGCTGCGAAGTTGCGACACACGCTTACGGTCGGCGCTGTACCATAGAGACATACGCGTCTTCCACTCTCCGAAGCGGTCAAGCTCTTCCTCTGTGTAGTTCTCTTTAGGAACCCCGTCCAGATACCACTCTGGCTTAGGCTCCGGCACTGGGCGAGGCATGCCGATTCCGATACCTTTTGCACGGGCCTCTTGAACCAATTCAAGGATGCGCTTGTTGATTCGGTACGGAGTCTCCTGGGCCTTATTCAGGGCCCTCTTGATTCCCTCAGCTGACTTGAATGCTTCCGCTACTTCGCGGAGACGTGCTCGGTCGATGTGCGAGTTATGATAGGTCCCGCGATTGTCGATAGGGGTGAGGTATCCACCATCCCACAGAGTAGTGTGCTGCACCGGCGGTACCAGCATAGGTGGCTTCATGGTTACGGTATCAGCGGACTCTACCAGTTTCTGGAAGGCCTCCATAACGTCGTCAGCCGGATAGAGCATGCTGAGATTCCCGCTACAGTTCTTCCACTGGAACAGTCCCGTCTCAAACACTGCGGCACACAGCAGACGCCCTACGGAGATGTTCTGGGCATTGGTCCAAGGCTCGTGCCCATAGTGCACGTTCCCGGCACTGGCACGGAGCGTACGCAGGATGTGCGAAGGGGACTTCGTACGGCGCTCTGTGAGGTACTCATACACACGGTCCATGTACGCCGGGGCCACATTACGTAACTGCAGAGCCAGTAGCTCTGACTGTACGTTCCGGCCCAGTGCGGACATTACCGCCTGCGCAGTCTGGCGACGACTGGCGGACTCACCGGGAGCTACGCTGAACGCCTCAAACATTGTGCACAGGCTCAGGGTGGTCAGGACATCCAAGGGGATTAAGCGCAGGAACCGGCGATACTTCCCGCCGATGCCAGGGGCTTTGACATTTCGCATCTCGTCGATAGCGGCAGCAGCCACTTCATATGCCGAAGTGAGCATACGCTGCGTCATAGGCAGGTTCATAATACCGCCGTTCTGCAACGCGTCCGTAATCAGCTTACGTGCCCGCTCGATTCCGCGAATCTTATAGGCCTCTTCAAGCTCCAGCTGGCGTTTCACCAGTGCTTCCTCTGGTACTACAACCGTATTCATGGCGCTGATCATAGACGCTTAGTCTCCTTGGTTATGTCCGGTACTTATAACTACTGATTGCGACTTACCCAGAGATTGTACATCTCCAGGTAGTCTTTAGCGGCGCGTTCGTCGCCGCACTCTACTGCTTTCTGCCACATCATGCGGCACCATGCACTAGGGCTTTCCATTCTTGTTCCTCATATGTTTTAATCCTATGACAGTTGGCACATAGGACATCACACTTCCTAATTTCCGCCGCAATAATCTCCCACGGCTTACTTGCGACACTGGAGCTTATATCAAATAGCTTTGTACTACGGTCTCTGTGGTCTAGGTCTAATGCGCTAGGGTGCTTATTGTATCCACACACCGCGCACCCTTTCCACGTCTTATATCTATTAATTATTGCCCCGTGCTTGAGACGCCTGTTACGCTGGCAAACTACACCGGCAGCAGGGATCCGCCGTTTAGCCGCGCGCGCCTTATCCAGGTGCAGCCACAGTTCCTTGAAGGTGCCGTCGGCCCTTACTACGGTCTTCTGATAAGTCATAAATACGTAGCCATCAGCGCGCAAGTCACCGCGTCTAAACGGCAGCCCAGTTTCAGGGTTGATTCTCTTCAATTAGCCACCTCAAATACACCTGTGCTTTATGTAAGTCTTCTAAAGGGGCAATCTTTTTCTCGTAGCGCCACAAGTATTTTTGAACGTTACCTTTTAGGTACCCTTTGAATGCCTCCTGCGACATACTCGCTTTAATTGCATTAATGCACTCTACTCCGCCACTGGAGTAATGTTGTGGAGAATTTACTGCATCACTCATTTAATAGTCTCCCGTGCTTTGCGTCGTGCCCTGGCCTTGCGGGCCTTGAGCTTCTGTGCCTGTGCTAACTCTTCCGGACTGCGGTGCGTATAATAGAGCAAATCGTACGGCTCTTTACGGAGGTACACCACCATGTTCTCCAAGAACTGCAGTATCCCCTCCTTGTCCTGCATACCGTAACCAGCCCACCTGGCTACGGCATTATACACTTTACCCTCTGCGCCGTTCGCTCCGCGTGACAGCACTCCGCGTATACGCCCAGTGAGGTGGTCGTGATCTAGTACCATACTGCTGGCGCTTCCGCGGGCGGCAGAGGTATCTATAGGACGTTTAGTAAGGGCGCAGACACCCTCCTGCTCCTTTAGTATCTTTAATGATACCGCCCTTACCTGTCCTCTAGTTATTCGACGTGTCGCCAAGTTGCCCCCTGTAGCATCAAACCTATTGCTGCCTTAGACATACCCAATCTGCGCGCGATTGCAGATACACCCCAGTCTCTGTCCCCTGGTAAATACATCGTCCGCAAATAGCGTACAGTATCCGGGCATAGTCTAACTTTACAGTGTAGTCCGTTGTCCACTTGATGTATTACATTAGAGCGCCTAGTGACCCACTCTAGATTGCTGGCTCTATTGTTTTCTTTATCCCCGTCTATGTGGTTAACTTCTGGCAGATTGTGTGGATTAGGTACAAAGGCCTCGGCAACAGCCCTATGCACATAGACGTTCTTAGGGCTAGTGTTTACATACAGATAACCGCCACCCTGTCGAGCAGGTTTCAACACTTTGCCGGATGGTCCTGTTATCTCCCCATTATCATTTACCAAGTAATCTTTCCTGCCGTTAACTAGCGGCACCCAACTTACCATACCTCAATCTCCCCTACTACATCCAGCAGAGCATTGTCGTGAATGAGAGAATCCAAATGTTCAACCGTTCTTCGATGTGTTTTGGGTGCTCGTTCACGCAGCGCATCCAGAATAGTTTCAAGTTCATCGTGTTTCCCCTCGTAGTATAACTCAATCGCCCGCAGGCTCATTTCCTTCGCAGACATCTTCGCCATTGTCTGGGTGCTCCTGTATCCACTGTATATGCTGTTTATGGTGCCCGTGCAGCGAATGCACCCAGTCACGTAGACTGGGAGTAGTCAACAGTGACATCAGATACTGATAGGCAGAATCTGATTGGGAGCGTCTCAGCCACAGGCATTCTGCCTCTGCGAGTACGTCTTGGTTGTTTCGAGCATAGGCCGCTACAACGAATTCTGCGGCGTCCTGCTCCGAGGTAATAGGGTAGATAGCATCAAAGGCCGTTCGCTTCCCA